CCCATTCGCAGGATTAAGCTCTACAACACGAGGAAGCTCCTTTCGCAAACTTTGAACAAAGGCATTAAACGCATCACGACCATATAAATGCATCTCATAAAGAGCAGAAATAATGGCACCTGAAGCGTGCTCGATAGCCAAATTGGACGTAGTCCACATCAGCATCTTGTGAATAGACTTGAGGTCTAATCTACCTTTTTCATCTCTCTTAAGAAAAGTTACCTCTTCTTTGGGCGAAAAATCCGTATTGATTGTGTTCTTGTTGGAGTCAGTTGGTCTTATACCCAATTTCATCATAATGGGAAGGGTTGTAAGTTGATTAAACTCAGGCAAATTGGTGGTCTCATGGGCATCGTCACCACCGTAAATGGCGCGAACATGGTCACTAAACTTTAACTCTGGAAAGAGAGTGTAAAAACAATATCTCGCTCTAATAGAGTTCGCTATTGAATTAAACAAGTAAGTGAGCGGATGCCCGGATACAGTACCTTGTTCCAAATTGTACAACCCCGTGCCGAACAATGCAACGGGTGAGGTAAACAGAGGCTCAAGCGCTCTGAAAAACTCGAAAGACGGGGAATCTTTGCCTAACCCGGATAAACGCTCCATTATTTTGAAAGCGCCTTCCAGGAATTCCTTTGGCAACCGAAGATCCCAATCTGAAAAGTCAGCAGCCATGTGATGAGGATTCTCATTCAGGTGCTCTTGAAGATCAGCCCACTCTTGCGAGTAAGGATTAATTCCATAAGCACACTCAAATTCCAACGGGTGTTTGTAAACCAGCATGGGAAACCACCAAAAATACTTTCTGATAACACAATATGTAGCTGAATCCCCGACATAAAACAGTCGAGTTTTCATCTTTGTAAGTTTTGTAACCTCATCCTTAGGAGAGGCTTTGCAAAAAGTAAATGGTGTTACACCATTAAGAAGCATTTGCTCAAATTTCTCTAAAAACGATCCAAATGGAGCTGAAAATACAACTTCTGAGTCAGTAAACCTTATATGATCCTCTTTTTTCCCTGAGGGAAAAGGATATCCAACGGCTGTACTGAGTTTTACTGGACGCACGATACCTGTGGGGTTTCCATTTTCTCTTCCTGTCAAGGCGTTAAAATAACTTTCCGGATGTATGTGCCCAATGTCCTCATCGCTGAGACAGAGCAAAACGCGCTCCCAATAATCTTCAATGGCTTTATGCAAGGCAATAGGATCTACCTCTGCTTTAGCCGACTTGAGGATGTCCAAATTTCTGTGGTAGGTGTCATAAACACCCTTTCTCACGCCAGATCCAAGCCGAAAAATTGAAGGTGGACCAAAAATGTCAGGATCAGGAATTTCTCCATTAACATCTAAATTCAATCCAGCCAACAACGATCTCTTCGCATCACTTTGTCTTGTCGTAACCATAACTCCGTGAACTTCTCCAATCTTAATTGAAGCTCCAAAGGGTCGGGCTGTTACAGCGTCAAAACTTACGGAACTCGTTATAGTTTTCTCAACTTGAG